CGGCATCAATATTCTTGTACCAACCGTTCAGAGGCTCTGCCCAGTTGCCTGGGTAGATTTTTTTGGAAGACAAATAGGTCATTTATTTTTCCTTTGTTGAGTGTTTGCTATAAATTATCAAACAGTGCCGTCGTCTTGCACGAAACTGTAAGCAGTAGTAACGAAATCCTTGTTCAGGATCTCGAAGCCAGCGTACAGCTGCCAAATCAGAATGATAAAGCGGCTGAAATCGTCGTTGTTGTTGATAAGAACTTGAGCATTCGGGCCACCGATGCCAACACCAACCGATTGAGGGCCAAAGAAGAAGCCCTGCGCAATTTCCTTGGCGGAGTATGTAGAACCACCGTCAAACGAAGCGCTAATCGTTTTAGTCGGGAAGTTGGTCGACTCGAAGAACTTAACGCCTTCGAACTGCACGCCTGTCGGCATCACAGGCTCACCAGCCAGGAAGTAACCTTGACCTGCCTGGGGACCCATGTAGAAGCTGGCGTTATTAGGCATCATGGGGTTGCCCATGTACATGCCTTGGCCAGGATTACCTGCGTAGCGCGCAATTTCGCGGAAGTCTGGGTCACGACGCAGATGCATCATGAAAGTAGGATCGCAAATACAGCGATACAGACCGTCGGCAAATGTAGGAACGTTGCGCTTGCGAAGGTCCTTAACAACGTTCAGCAGGTCAGTGCGAACCTGGAACTGTTGAACATCAGCTGTATACTCAGTACCAGAGTACGAAATACGTCCGGAAGCGTCCTTAACCTTACCACCAGGGAAGAAATAACCACCTTGAGTTGTAGAAGCGGCGCCGTTAGCTTCAGCTTTGGCCAGTTCGTCAATAAAGACACGGTCGCGCCACCGGCGGTAGTCATCCAGCAGCGTCAGGCTACCGATGGACTGGTGGAACATGTTAAGGTTGCCCGAATCCAGCAGCAGGCGCTGAGCTGTGATCAGTGTTTCGCGGGCAATCTTGAAGGTGCTAGGCTGGGTCGGATCGCCCGGGTCAGCAGGACCAGTGTACTCCTTAAGCACCACCAGCACTTTCTCTTTGGTGATGTTACGGCTGTTAGCGGTACCGATCGTTTGATCAGCAATACGCTCACGGCTGTCCTTCGTACCAGGGGTACCCCAGAACTTGTACAAATGTTATCCCAAAGGCTCTTTATCCTTTGGTTCTTACGGTTTATCATCCCGCAAGCTCAGACTATATCATCAAGCAATCTATGATTGTTTGTCCTGCGCTCGTGCCCTCTTATCGTCTTCATCTGCAAAAGCAATGTTAAGACTCGCTGCGTAAATTTCAGAATTTTTAGTTCTGTTTTTGTAACGCAGGGTTACTTTGTGTTGCAACGTTGAATGCATATAGGGTCGTAACAACGTTACAAACTTAGGCATATCTCCACTTAAGATTCTTAAGCGATAGTGTTTACGATCTAAATAAAGTCTTGGAGTGAGATTAGTTAGATCATGTATCCAGGATGCAATATGTCTTGCTTCCTTTTCCGAGCAATATGTTGCAAGTAAGCCAACATTATTAGCTTTTACTACACAACCATCATCCATCCAAAAAACAGCTAAGGCTTCAAGGTCAAGACCATTTAAATATTCTTGAGAAAAATACTTTTTACCATGAGGGTAAAACTCTTCTCTCAAAGGAACCAACAACTTGCTGGTTACCATGGACTGACAAGAATCATAAGTTTTCAATGTTCGCCTGTCGTAAACCTTTCTTGAAGTAACTTTTCCCTTGGTCCCGAGTTCTTGATTGACTCTAGACATCTTCCACTCAAGAAAACTTTTTTGTTTTTCTGAATGGGTAAAAGATAAATAACAAGTGTTTTTACCTTTTGGGTATCCCAGGCACCCGTCACCTAGGGTACAAGCTTTGGAAAAGGAAAGGCTCACTGTGTAACCAAGGGTAGTCGTTGGACCTTCCGGCCATTTCTGGGCGGCTTGGCTGCTGATTGCCCGATGCTAACGCATTGAAGGGTTTCCAGCAATTCACAGGATTTAAAGACCGCTACAAATTCAACGGTCTAACTGAACTGTTTGGCCTGGTTGACGAGTAAAATCGTGAACAACAACAGGCTCGACAGCCATTTCGGCAATATAGGCGGGGTGAGGCCGGTAAAGCTCTGCACCTAAGATTTTTGGAAAATCGTTCACCTGATCTCTAGTTTCTTAGAGGGTTGGACTATCTCTTCATCCCTGTAGGATGCCGGACGCTTAATCTGGTTTTATGTAACAAGATCGTGTTACACCCAGTAGTCTCTGCACGTTTCAATCACGCTTGATTGACTTCGCTCAGGATTGCCCTCGCCTTTACGTTAGGGTTTCCCTGAATTCATCCGGTTTGCACTTATCAATTACTCGATAAGGTGACAACGCGAGTGCTCAGAATGCCGGGACTGAGCTAGCTATCAATGAACACTTTGGTTTATCCTCCAGTGTCAGTGTTTTTATCGGGTGAAAGATAAAGACACGTATGTCTTATCTAACACAAATTTTAGCAGGTAGTGAACTTAAGCGTTACGCATACTGCGTTGTTGCATACGGAGTAACACCGTATTTGGCATTTGCAGTATTACTAGATCCAGGGGATTCTGGATCGATGGCCATTCCCTGCTGGAACCCTGGAACACCCATCGAACCAGGAATAGCACCAAGTGCTACACCGCCGAGGCCAGCGGCAAGTGCAGCGGTAGGAACAGTAGCGGCGGCTGCAGCTTTTCCAAGACCACGTGGTTGTAACTGACCTGCTTTTTCAGCGGCGTTAAGCAATAAAGCTTGCCGCATTCCACCCTCACGGTTTTTAACGGCTGCGTCAAGTAGTTTGCCCTGGGTCAAAGCAGGATCATATTTACCAGCAAGTTTACGAGCGCCAAGTAAACCAGCAGCGCCGCCAAGGCCGCCGGCAATACCAGCAAGTGCAGCAGAACCTGGGTCTTCACCTTGAGAAAGGGCGTACCCACCAGTGGCTAAACCAGCGGCAAGAGGTACGCCATATTTAAGAGCTCCGCGCATGCCATCACTCCATCACAAACAGTTTGTTTGCAACAACTTGAGGCTGAGCATGGTTCAGAATGCGCCAAGCTTGGCTTGGATCCATCTCCATTTGCTGTTTAAAGGTGCCCCAGAAGTTTTCAGGCTGTTGAGGAGCAGCGGCAGCAGGAGGAGCCGGGAACTGATTAAATGCAGGATTCACAGCTTGAGTTGGATAACCTTGCGTCTCAAGATCAGCCTCACTCTCATACACAGGGTATGGACCTTCGGGACCAAAGAACTTCAAAGTGTAATCACTGAGTACATCAGGATTGGTCAGAATCTCGTTATAAGCAAGATTCTCTTGATGTTCATTAACAGCAAAATTAGCGTAGCCTTCAATCAAACCTTTGGCTTGATTGCCCCAAGCAACAGCGCTATCCAGCATGCCTTCCAGTTGGAGGGCATAATTATTTAGGATTCCTGGTGCCTCCAGACCGTACGCGCTGATTACGTGTTGGCTTTCTGGGCTCAGGTTTTGCACCACTGCTTCCGCCGCTGCCGCCAAGGATTGATTGGAGGAAATTGGGGAAGAGTTGGGCGAGAATGTCTGGTTGGGAGACCAGGTCTGCGGAGCCGATTGTTGCGTAGCTGGGCTGCTGTACTGCTGGCCGTAATTGGCCGGAGCGTACGTTGTCGTCGGCGCTGACTGTTGACCCTGGAACGGGGATTGAACTGGTGCGCTCAGAAGGTTCACCACCTTGTTGAACGCCGATTCCCATGGATTCCCCTGTGTTTCCGGTTGGGATTGGGGGGCGTACTGAGTAGGGGCTGATTGGTAGCTGGGGGCCGCCTGAGGTACTGCCTGGGGGTAGCTGGTACCCACCTGATAAGCCACTGGAGCTGTCTGGGCCGGTGCTGCTTGGTAGCTGGGCGTTGGCACCACGTAGCTGCTCGGAGCCACCGCTGCCGGCACTTGGCTCGTCTGTGGGATCGATTGGACGGTAGCGTCCTGCATAACTCATCTCCTTTTGTAGAGCTTCTAATGTTCGATACAGATATGGCGTTAAATCCAATCTTGGATCCGCAGCCATCGGAAGATCCGGAGCTTGCGGGTGAGGAGTCTGCATCATACCCCCCACTAGCTTTGAGAATGCAGCGTAAGCACCCTGCAACTCATTCACCATCCTGAACGGGAACCCAGATAGCATCTCGGCCCGTTCCTCATCCGTCTTAGACGGGAAGAGGTATTTCAGTGCTTCAATGCTATCAACACCTAATTCCTGAAGGTTGCGTACAACGATGGAATTGTTGAGGATATCCTGAGTAGATTCCTCATATACAGGACCAAGCCAGCGCCATAGTACGGTGACATCACCATCAGGAATAAGACCCATGACACCTGGAGGGATCATTTGAGTCTCAATACATGCCATCATAATTTTTTTCAATGTTTCGTTATATTGTTTCATTGCTTCTTCGTAGGCCTGCTCTTCTTCTGGAGAAGCGCCAGGATCAAGGTCGACTGGTTTCTCAATCCCTGCTGCTACTGCAAGCGTTGATTTGAACAACTGTTCTTCTTG